CTATAACGCTCGGCTAACTTTGCAAGGCTGTTGCCAACCTCGACGCCGTCTACCGCTCGTGCCATCGACAACGTATCCAACAGTACCAGTGGATGAATGCCAAACCGCCATGCAAGTATTGCCCCATCAAACAGCATGTTATGGGCTAAGACGAAACTCTGTGACCAGTCAAATTGATCCAGCCATTCCTTCGTCTTAGCCATTGTCCCGCTAAACCACACTGCGTCTTCGGCACCAACCTTTACGCTGATGCCAATTGCTTCAAACCTATCGTCGCGGATGTACTCTTCTGTGGTTAGTTTTGACAGCGAGTAATCTTTGTCGTAGTAGGTTTCAAAGTCCAGTGTGACTAGTTGCATTGTTCGATCTCACGGTTGATGTACCAACGGGCTTTCTCTAAGTCCTCCTTGCGGTTGCCTTTGTGGTCAGCGCGGGTGATGTACTTCACTGCGTTACCCAAGCTGTAGTTCAGCTTCTTGGCCTCAATGAAGTCAATGGTCTCAATCCCGCCTACCTTGTAGTGGACAGGGTGATTCACTGGGTCAGCCTTTTCGTCTCTTACCCACCTATACTCCCACCCCCCATCTTTTTCCTTACGCGTCAAAGTCAAACCGCCGACGCTGTCGCCTACTTGAGGTATTGTGCTAAATGGGTCGGCAATGGGCGGGGCATTCATCATCTCTTCGTCTGTTGGACCACCTTGCTCCCGAATCATGTCTGTGATGGACTTGTCGCTGGTAAAAGCAGAGAGTAACTTCATCTTTGGCGTGTTGGATGCATGTGGCTCTTCCCGGACATGCCCAATACCTCGCTTTGCCATGTACGCAATCTGGTATGAAGTTTTAAACTTCTTTGCCGCATCTTTGACTGTGGCATCGGGGTTGCCGTTGTAGTACTGACGCATCAGGGATGCGCGGGATACTTTCTTTGCCTTCTTAGCTGTTGCCATTATTAACTCCTGTTATGCCGCAAGTTGCGCGGCGGGTTGGGTTTTTTTACGGCGTGTTACTGCCGTTTCCATCTTCTCAAGTAACTCCGCTAGATCAGAATCCAGCAGGTGTAACTTGGACTTCCATCGGGTGATGGTAAGTTCTATGTCGTGTATCAGTTCTAACCTCATGGAGTCATCACTTAACACTGTGGTGGTCAGCCTGTAGCCGCCGCCATTCTCTCTGTCAGATGACAGGCTCACAAATGCGCGTATGTGAGATGGTGCGCTATCAACCAATGTAATTCGGCACCTTTGGATTAGGGTTCGCGCTTGGTCTTTGCGGAATTGTCTTGCCGCTTCAGTGTCGTCCCATTCAAAGTGCTTGTGTAGTACACAGCTTTCATCCTTTGCCGCTTCAATTACATCGTCAACCTTCAGCACACCATTGTTTTGTTGCGCCATCCTCTCCAAAAACTTCTTCTCGTCTTTCATACTTTCTCCTTGTTAAAAATGCCTGCCATGTTTGACCACTCCTCGCCCCACTACGCCTTGCCCAAACGCTCCGTGCCGCGCCTGCCATGCTTGACCATTCCTCGCTCCACCACGCTCGGCCCAAACGCTCCGTGCCTGCCTTGCTACGCCTAACCGAACGCTACCCGGCCCAGCCGAGCCGCGCCGTGCCTCGCCTGCCTTGCTACACCCAACCGGAACCTACCAGACCTCACCACGCCTTGCCAGTACGATCCTGGCCTGCCTTATCAAACTCCACCACACCTCACCGCGCCTTGCCACGCCTGCCATACCTGGCCCGACCCCACCGCGCCTCACCGTGCCTTGCCGGGCCCCGACGTACCTGCCGTGCCTTACCCGAACCAACCTGACTTGACCTTTCCGTGCCCGTCCTTACCTGCCTCAACGCACGTTGCCTTACCCAGCCGTTCCTCGCCGTACCTGCCAAAATTTGCTGGGCCGAACCGCACCGTGCCAAACCGAAACGCGCCTAACCCAGCCTGCCTTGTTTAAGAAATAGAGAATTTCTTACAGATTTCTGCTTCGCGGTCAGTCTGCACTACTTGGAACAAACCAAACCCACAGCCAGCACTAGACTTGCTATCGGGTCGTCCGGCTCCAATACCAACTTGCAAGCCGCATCGGCTCACAAGGTTCAACACATCTACAGTTTTGAACTGATCCATGTCGTAACGAATACGCAGTTTGCAAGCCCACTCCCGATACATCGGGCGAGACCGAATGTCAATAACGCCAGTGGCGTTCCGAGTGTGCGCCGTGTAGGTCTTGCTCTCACCATACACACGTACCAAAGGGATGCCGTCTTGCTCGTCGTACCCATCAGCTTCGATGAAGGTAGACAACTTGGCAAGGGTCATCTTGAACCCAACCAATCGGCATGCAGAAATCATGGCGCAACGAAACGCGGCGGCATTCATTCCTTCCCACCCTTCGTTACTGCGATACCTAGCGGCTTCGGCTTCCTTATCGTAGTCCCTTGCGTCCCGAACCTTTCTGTTTCCAGCGGACTTGCCTTCAGCCATTTTTGCCATGAGTTCGGCTTTTTTGCTGAACCGCTCAATCACCAGCGGTGCAATGCCCTCTACATAGAAATCCGTTGTCGCAAACTTTGGCGGCGAAATAACGCAGTTTTCTTGTGTGCTCAACGTGTTGTCGATTGCTTCTCGTTTCATCATGTTCTCCTAAGTTACAAAATTTAAACCCTCACTTCGTTTATTGAGTTCCCTCAATTTTTACAGGCAAGCTAATGGGGTTCTCAGCTTCCCTGCGTTTTTCTATGCTTTGGGCTAAGAATTTTCTAAGCCATGTGGCTCCTCCTAAAAGGTGAAACTCCTTACGCAAAGATGGAGTTAGCCGCACTGCAACAACGCACTGCACACTTGTTATTTCTGATTTTGGTCTTGGCATGTGTTCTTCTCCTTCAAGGTTTTCATAATGGCTCGGGCGTAATCTTCTTCCCATCCAACGCTTCCAAAACTTCGTGCCTACGCACTCTAAATTGCGCTTGCAAGTCAGGGTCGCTTGACACAACAAAATCTTCCGATGGCCTAGACTCGTAATTTGCTACACGGGTTTGCATCTCATGCACTAACCCACAATCACAACATTTCATCAAGTAACTGGTCGGCTTTGGGCATATCCAGTCAGTCCACCCACCCTCGTTTTCCTCGTCATGCAAGATGAACTCTTGATCTGCTTGTTCTCCTCTGGCCCTGATGGCATCGCCCCATGTGCCACCACCTTCTTTAAGCATGTGGTCTACCATCTTTGCACACGCCTCACGCTCGGCCAAGACTGCTTCGTCAATCAACATTTGCATCATCCCCCACAGGTCTGTAATAGATTTGTTCATGACTTCTCCCTCGCTTTCATCATTGCGTCTGCTAGTCGGTATGCACCTTCTGCCATTAGGTCAAACCATTCTTGGTCAGATTGAGAGCCAATTTGATCTCTAAAGTTTTGCAAAGCCCTTGCCGCAAAGTAATCCCTCAACGACATGCCTGTCATGTCAGTCCTGTGTGGGTTTGGGAATGCTTGTGTGTCCATGATTTGTTTCTTACGCCATCCACTTGTGTGTTCCCATTGGCCCTGCTTCAAGGCCAACTGCTCGAATGCTTCGACTTCTTCGTTCATCTGTCATTCCTTTCCTGCTCATCCATCCAGAACCACAAGCGCATCAGTGCTACCAGCACAAGGCCAGCAACTACCACACCTATAAACCCCAGCAAAATTGTTGTTGCAATTGTTTCCATCATTCCTCCCCGCACTCGTTTAAAGCCGTGTTGGTTAAGTCCCTGACCAGGGCCAGCACCATCAATGGGTCGGCATCGTGCTTGAAATAGCTACGCACCGTTAGCTGAATATCAATCAATGCACTGACTGCCTTTGACCCATTTAAAGCATGACGCAGTTTGTCCTGATCTTCCGGGTAGGTGAACTCAAGAACTGCTTTCATTTTTATTCCTTACAAATGGTTTCCAACCAAACCTTGCCCACGTTGCCCGAACATCGGTACCAGCAGAGGGCGTGTACTTGAACGCTGGGTCTAAAATACTTTTTGGTTTGTACGCCACACCTGGGGAAGGGGGCACTGCTTTAAGTTTGAGTTGCTTCATATTAGTTCCTGTGGTTTTTGGCCTATCGCGGACCGATTACATCCTGTGTAGGAAACGGTCATAGATAACTTAGGAGGAGAGTTTTTAAGTCTCCCACATTGGTTTCGTCAACAACTAACGCTATCCCGCCAGCGTCTCTAATGCGCCCTATCTCGCGTTGTTGTAACGCCGTTGGCTTACCGCCTTGAGCCTTGCATTCGATGCCAAAGAATACTCCTTTAATGCATCCAACGATATCGGGGATTCCACTACGCCCGTACCCACCTGTTGCTGGCGGGAAGTAGTACGCACCTAGTTCATCAAGCACCTTCTTTGCTTGCGCTTTGACCTTACCTTCTGGCGTCATAAGTTACCCTGCTTTTTAATGTTGACTAAGTATAGCACAAAAAAATACCCAGCACAATAGGCTGGGCGAAAAAAAAGACATACTGACGATAAATC